GATGGTACCATTGTCAATGGCGACATTAGTGCTAGTGCTGCTATTTCAACAAGTAAAATTTCAGGTTTAGCATCATCAGCGACAACAGATACTACAAATGCATCAAACATTTCATCAGGAACACTTCCTGGTGATCGTGGTGTCACTGCTGGATCTGCTTCAGCATCTTTTGTTGAATATAATGGTACGACAGCGACATCTGGCCAATTTGATGGTGGAACAACAGATCCATCAGCAACAACAAGACTGAACTACGGCGGATATCTTTATGCAACAAGATTTTATGGAGATGGATCTAATTTAACATCTTTAAATGCATCAAATGTTTCGTCAGGAACACTTGCAGTTGCTAGAGGTGGTACTGGAATAGGTTCTGGCAATTCAGGTGGAATGCTTTATTTTTCTGGCACAGGAACAATTGCAAGTTCTAATTTACTCAATTTAAATGAAATTGTTATAGGCGGTGGTTCTGGTGGAGCACCAACGACTTCAAATACACTTACGATAGTGTCCGCAGTCACTTCACCAAAATTATATGTAAGAGCGTCATCATTTGCTGAAACTTTAGTTGCATTAGGAAATACAGGAATAGCAATTAATTTGGATGTTGTAGATGGCGGTGTATTTACTACTACACTTACAGGAAATGCGACTATCACTCTTAGATATCCTGTAGCGACAGGAGTATCATCGTTTACGCTTATATTGACAAATGATGGTACGGCAGGTAGGTCAGTTGCTTGGTCTGGTGGAACATTTAGATGGCCTAACGGCGCAGCGTCACTAAATAGAACGACAGCAGCAAATGCTATAGACATTTGGACATTTTTTACACCAGATGGTGGTACGACATATTATGGCAATATTGCTATGAGAAATATGTCAGCTTAAAATTTAGGAGAAATATAAATGGAAGACAGAGCATCAGCACTAAATTCTTTGTTATCAAAATATGAAGAACTTATTCTTGCAGAAATGAAATCTGATTTAGAATCAAAAATTGATACTAAATTGACTCAAATTGAAACTGACATGGTAGCTAAATTGGCTGAAATGTTAGCTAATATAAATGCTAAGTTGACTGAAGTTGAAAATATTTTAAATTTAAAATTTTCTGAAAAAACTTCAGAAATAACAAATGATTTAAATTCAAGATTTGCTGAATTAAATAGAAATAATTATACATTTGAGAGAGAGCGAAATAGACTAGAGACTATTAGAATCGCTCAGTTGACTCTCATTGAAAACTCAAAAAGTTTACCAGTTGAAAGTAGAGATGTGACGGCAGAAAAAATACAAGAGTTTGCTAATAGCTTAAATAGTTATGTAACGTCACAATAATAAATTATTAAATTTTTTATTATGATTAAAGGATTTGCTTACTTTCCAACCATCATCTATCGTGACGAAAAATCTGAGTGGGTAGATAATATTTTAAACTATACTAAAAATTATTTTGATAGTGCTGCGTTCAATGATCAAAATAATTTTTATCAGACAAATGACATGACGAATGATGAAAATTTATTTTTTTTGAAAAATTATCTTTTAAAAACTTCTACTACTATTTTAAATGAACAAGGATATAATACAGACTTATATTCTTTACGTGTTTCAGAATTGTGGGGTCAGTGCATAGAGCCTAAGTCTTTTGGCACTGACATTCACGTACATCCAAATAGCCAGCTGTCTGGTTGGATTTTTTTAGAAACATCAATTGGCGGTTCTTATCCCATGTTCTATGACTCTAGAACGAATAAAGAAATGTTACAATTAAGTGCAGCACCAACTGACAAAGTAAAAAATGCGACATCAATTATTCATTTTAATAGTGTTGTTCCGGGCACAATAATTCTTTCTAATTCATGGGTTAAACATCAATTAAGTTATAACTATTCAGACGAAGTAAACAAAACACTTCATTTCGTAATTTCTTGTTGACGAAGGAACTTAATTATGCAATACATACTGACGCCATATTCACATAATATGCCAAATTTCACTTGGTGGGAAAATGCATTTAGTGAAAATGAATTAGACTTTTTACAGAATCTTGCTAAAAAATCAAATGCCGATGGTATTGTTGGAAATAATTCTCTTAATACTAATATTAGACGATCAAAAATTAGCTGGTTAGAAAATAATCCAGACTATAAATGGATTTATGAAAGACTTTCAGACGTAGTGTCTTCATTAAATGCAAATCATTATGGTTTTGATTTGACTGGATTTGGTGAGCCACTTCAATTGTCAAATTACGATGAAAGTAATCACGGCACATACGGATGGCATGTTGATTATGGTACAGCTAATGAAAATCCTAGAATCAGTAGAAAAATGTCACTCACTCTTCAATTGACAGATCCATCTGAATATGATGGTGGAAATTTACAAATTATGCAAAGCGAACCACCTGTAAATATTAGAAAACAAAGAGGATTAATTGCAATTTTTCCATCTTATACGGTCCATCAAGTAACTCCCGTAATAAGAGGCAGTAGACAGTCATTAGTTGCCTGGATTTCAGGCCCACCATTTAAATAGGATGAATATATGAATTCACACCATAAAGATTTTATAGGAATATATGAAAACGTTTATGCAGAAGGTTTCTGCGAACATGTGATTGAACAGTTTGAAAAGGATATATCATCAGGTTTAGGATGGGATAGACAAACAAGTGAAGGCGCTCCAAGACATATGAAGTCTGACATCGCTTTAAATCTTAAACGTTCTGAATTTGATTTTTTCAACAATATGTGTACGGTTGATATATTTTTTAACGGTCTTCAAGATTGTTATAATGAATATTTAAAAGAATACTCTGTATTAAACAATACACAAATCATGTCAAATACCGCAAAATTACAAAAAACTTCTCCGGGTGAAGGATATCATGTATGGCATTTTGAACACGGATCAATAGACAGTGGACACAGTGACAGAATATTAGTATATATTTTATATCTAAATACACTAGAATTTTCTGATGCGGGTGAAACTGAATTTTTGTATCAAAGGACCAGAATAACACCTAAGAAAAATACTATGGTAATATGGCCTGCTGCATTTACGCATACTCATAGAGGTAACGTTTTACATGGTGATAAAAATAAATACATAGTTACTGGATGGTTTAATCTCAGTTAATTAATTAAAGGAAATACAAGAAATGCCAATAGGAACTAGAGGTATCACACGATTAGGAAGATTCGTCATTCCAGCGGGAAGTGCTACCTTTAATACATCATCGTCATGGACTGTACCTTTAGGCGTTACAAAAGTTAATATAACTGGAAGAGGTGGTGCTGGAAATGCAGGAGCACAGGGCGCACAAGGAAATCCAGGCAATCAAGGTGGCACAGGTAATGCAGGAGCAACGGGTTGTCCAGGTGCACCCGGCAATAAAGGTGGTACAGGAAATCCAGGAGCACAGGGCGCTGTAGGAAATCAAGGTGCGACTGGAGCAGCAGGAAATCAAGGTGGCACAGGAAATCCTGGTGGACAGGGAAATGCGGGAGCACAGGGAAATAAAGGTAATGCAGGCACAGGCGGCAGTGCAGGAAATCCTGGCGGTGCAGGTAACTCAGGCGGATCGGGAGGTGGTGGAGGCGGTGGTGGTGGAGGAGCAGGCACAGTTGACAATGCGATTAACGGTAGCGCCTCTGGATCAGGATCTCCAGGAAATTCAGGCAGTTCAGGATCTAGTGCAGGGGGTTCAGGCGGCAGCGGAGGTGGCGCATACTCGCCGGGAGGAAGTGGCAGTTCAGGAACTTCAGGACCATCTGGAACACAAGGATCTGCTGGTACGGGTGCGACATCTGGAAATGCAGGAGCTGCTGGAAATCAAGGCGCATCAGGAAATCCTGGCGGCGCAGGAACACAAGGAACACCCGGGACTCAGGGTGCAACTGGAGCAGCAGGAAATCAAGGTGCGACTGGAGCAGCAGGAAATCAAGGCACACCAGGAACTCAAGGTGCACAGGGCGCAACTGGCGCTAAGGGAAATCAAGGAACACCAGGCAATGCTGGAACGCAAGGTGCAACTGGCGCCAATGGAAATACGGGCGGATCATCGACAGCATTAGGATATAATTTTCCCGGAGGTGCTGGTGGTACAGGTGGTGCTGGAGGTGCTGGAGGAAACGGCGGTGCCGGAGGTGCTGGAGGAAACGGCGGTGCCGGAGGTGCTGGAGGACCAGGAGGTGCTGGAGGCGCTGGAGGAAACGGCGGTGCTGGAGGACCAGGGGGTGCTGGCGGTGCCGGAGGACCAGGTGGTGCCGGAGGCGCTGGAGGAAACGGTGGAGCAGGCGGTGCAGGCGGTGCAGGCGGCAAAGCAGGAAATCCTGGAAATTCTGGAAATAATGGAGCAGGCGGTGCTGGCGGTGCTGGAGGACCAGGAGGCGGTGGCGGCGGTGGAGGCAATTACGGTTATGCATATCATTGTTTAACCAATAAAGGTTCACAAACATGGCCAAGCAGTGCAGGCGGTTCAGGTACATCTTATAGCGGTGGTGGTGGAGGCGGTTCAGGAGGAGGCGGCGGAAGTGTCTTCGCACCTGGTGGAACACGTTTCTGTGGCACTTATTATCCACCACTTTCAGCTGCCGGAGGTCCAGGAGGCAGTGGAGGATCGGGTGGCGCAGGATCAGCAGGATCACCAGGCGGAGCAGGCGCAGCAGGAAATGCGGGTAGCGGAGGATGTCCTGGTTCAGCAGGATCTCCTGGGTCAGGAGGTAATGCAGGGTCAGCAGGTGCAGCAGGCAATCCGGGATCAGCGGGTGCAGCGGGCAATCCGGGATCAGCGGGCAATGCAGGAGCAGCAGGATCACCAGGCAATGCAGGGTCAGCAGGATCACCAGGCAATGCAGGGTCAGCAGGATCACCAGGCAATGCAGGAGCAGCAGGATCACCAGGCAATCCTGGGTCTAATGCAAGTTGTGTAACTTATAACGCTATATCAGTGACATCAGGTGCATCTTATCCTATAAACATGGGTGGACCTGGAGCAACAATTACTATATCTTGGGGTGAACAATGAACTATAAAAAAAGAGAAAAAGAAATTTTAGAGGAACAAAGAATCAAAAGCTTAATGGAAGTTGATAGCAGAGCAAGATCAGTTACAGTAGGCACAGCTTTTGGTGGTGTTACAGAAATTATAATGAGAAGAAATGATGGAAGTATGACTTGGTGTATCCTACAGCCCGTAGAAGTTGTTGAATTGATTCATCAACTTTCAGCTAATATAGGATGTCATATTAGTATAAGACCTAGAAATGATTTTTCAAGTTGGAGAGGCTGGAACACTGATAATGGCCAAGAGACAGGCCTGTTATCAAAATCTAATTTTTCTAACGATAAAGAATTATTATCAAACGAATCAACATCAAATGAACCAAATTTAAAAATTGAAAACTTAATCACGGAAGGAAATAAAGATGAAACTGTGGCAACTAAAAAAACTGTCAACAGGAGAAAGTCTAAATCAACCTCAGGAACTACCTAATGATTGGGGTCCTATTTTTGGAATGAGTGGATTTATTGATCGCTTATCTGATCTATCGTGGTTAGGAAATGAATATGCTGACATGGGCTGGTTTCATGTTGGAGATGGACCTTCGCCCTATTCAACAAAATCCGAAATTGAATGGGAAAAAGCTAAAAAGTTATTGGCTGATTCTGACTGGGCAGTATTACCAGATGTTCCTATGTTATCAGGCAAAAAAGCTGAATGGTATGAGTATAGAAGAAATCTGAGAGAAATTAGACTTCAAGATGGATTTCCTGATAACATTGTTTGGCCTATAAAACCAGAATGAATCTTTATAAAATACGTTTCAATAAATCAAGAGGACTTCCTGGAAGAGGAAGTATAAATCATGTTTGGAGAATTTTTGAGAATGATAGAGAATTTTTAGCACAAAGCGTTAGAATTAATGTCAATTCATGGAGTGATTCTGACGGCGATGATTGGAATATAGTATGTAGAGGTAAAATGATTTGGTTTGACGATACAGACACCGCAATAATTAATTAACTAACTATATAAATAGCCATGTTACACTTTAGGGGCTTAACATGGCTAAACCCATCACAAGAGAAGATTTTAAAGAATATTGCTTACGCAAGTTAGGCAAACCCGTCATAGAAATTAACGTAGATGATACACAAGTTGAAGATCGGATTGACGAAGCTTTATCATACTATCACGATTATCATTTTGATGGCACCGAAAAAGTTTTTCTTGCTCATCAAATAACGCAACAAGATATAGACAACAAATACCTCTCAATACCTGAAGCTGTTATCGGCGTCATCAATATTTTTGACGTTGGTGATTCTTATTCAACAAATAATCTATTCAATATTCGGTATCAAATTGCATTGAATGATCTTTTCGCATTCAACTATGGCCCTTTTGCACCATACTACATGGCACTTCAAAATGTAGCACTCGCTGAAGAATTGTTTGTAGGAAGACAAGCATTGAGATATAATAGGCACATTAATAAACTTTATATTGATATGGCATGGGGTGAAAAAGTGCAAGTGGATGAATATATCATCATTGAAGCTTATCAGAAAGTAGATCCTGACACATACTCCGACGTTTGGTCAGATCGCTGGCTTCAAAAATATGCTACATCACTTATCAAAAAACAATGGGGTGAAAATCTGAAAAAATTTGAGGGTTTACAAATGCCTGGTGGTTTGACGTTCAACGGTCAAAAAATCTGGGATGAAGCTGTTGATGAACTCACAGCACTTGAAGCTGAAATGATTAGTTCATATAGTCTCCCAGTTTCAGATATGATCGGCTAAAAAAATGGCACGCAATCGGTATTTTAATCAATATGGTACACCGAGTGAACAAAACGTTTACGAAGATTTGATCATTGAATCAATTAAAATTTACGGCGTTGAGGGATATTATTTGCCTAGAACATCGGGTTATGTTGATCAAATGTACGCTGAAGATAGATTATCCCTCTATGATGATGCCATTGAATTAGAATTGTACATCAAAAGTTATGACGGATTTATTGGTCAAGAAGACTTTCTTTCTAAGTTTGGTTTACAAATTGACGAACAAATTAATTTTGTCGTTTCACAAAAACGCTTTACGCAATCTTTAAAAACAAGTCTTCTCACTGAATATGGCTATAATCTTATTACTGAAGACGGCTATCAATTATTATATGATGTAACTGACGCATGGGATTATACTTCAATTCTTCGGCCTAGAGAAGGAGATTTGATATGGATACCTATGTTGAATTATATGTATGAAATTAAATTTACAGAAAACATAGAGAACTTTTTTCCATTAGGAAAACTATTTACATATGAAATGCGATGTGATAGATATGAATATAGTAGCGAACGGCTTGATACGGATGTCGCAGCAATTGATGGTATTGAAGAAGACTTTTCAGAATCTACTGCAATCATTGACAACATTCTTCTTGAAGATGCTGAAGCATTATTACTTGAAGATGGCACAATTCTACTGACAGAAGGTGAGTTTATTAGAACTGTAGATGCTGAATCTGACAATGATTACATCACCGAAAGAATTCGTGACGATGACATCATTGATTTTTCAGAACAAAATCCATTCTCTTTAGTTAGGAATTTCTAATCATGATGTTCGGTCACGATTTTTATCACGGTACAATTCGTAAATATATTATTATGTTTGGTAATTTATTCAATGAATTACAAGTAGAGCGATATAACGAGACTGGTACAAAAGTTCAAACACTAAATGTTCCTATTGCATATGGTCCAAAAGCAAAGTATATTGCGAGAATTACGTCTGATCCTGACTTAAATCGTGAAATTTCTATTACATTGCCTAGATTAGCTTTTGAATTAACTGGTCTAAATTATGCTCCAGCAAGAAAACTAAATACGGCATTAAAAATAAAAAAAGGAATTAATGCTGGCGGTACAGATTTTGCCACCGTTTATACAGCACTACCCTATGACATGGCATTTTCACTCAGTATCATGACAAAATATGCTGAAGATGGTATTCAATTAGTTGAAAAGATCATTCCATTTTTTACACCTGATTATACTGTAACCGTTAAAGCATTGACTGACCTATCGCTAAATTTAGATGTGCCCATTGAATTAAATGGCATCACAAGTAGTGACACATACGAAGGCGATTTTGATGTAAAAAGAGTGATTACTTGGGACTTGACATTTACAGTAAAAGGATACATATTTGGTCCTATAACGAAGAATAAGTATATCACAGATGCAGTAGTTCGTCTAAATGAAGACATAAACGAATCTACAATTTCAACAACAATCTTAGCTGGTAATACAGAATTTGGATTTAATACGACACTGACATGAAAAAGACAATTGACGAAAAGATAAGCGATGCCTTGGATATTCCTTATTACGAAAAGCCTTCTCAAGAATATCCTGTTGCACCTGTTGTGGAAAAACAAGAGGATTCTATTGACGATGATTATCTCTATGCTAGAGAAAATCTTAAGCACTTTATTGAAAAGGGTAAAGAGGCTATGGATGAAATCATCTATGTAGCAAAGGAAATGGAATCTCCTAGAGCATACGAAGTTGTAGGCCAGCTGATTAAAACATTATCTGAAACAAATAAAGACTTGTTAGAACTTTCTAAAAAAGTGAAAGACCTCAAACAAAAAGATGAAGAAAAACAACCGACACATGTGACGAACGCTTTGTTTGTAGGCAGTACAGCAGAGTTACAAAAGTTGCTCAAAGGTAATGGCTAAAAAAATATACTTAGGAAATCCGCTTCTTAAAGCAGCAGGCGTTTCTGTACCATTTACAAAAGAGAACATTGAAGAATATATTAAATGTTCTGAAGATTATATTTACTTTATTGAAAAATATTGTAAGATTGTAACACTTGACTATGGCCTACAGCCGTTCAATCTTTACGATTGTCAGAAAGAAAAATTACATATCATACATACCAATCGTAAAGTTATACTCATGGAGCCACGGCAGCAAGGTAAAACAACAACTTCAGCAGCATATATTCTCTGGTATACTTTATTTCAAGGTAGTAAAACTGTAGCAATTCTCGCAAACAAAGCGACAGCAGCAAGAGAAGTTTTATCACGATATCAATTGATGTACGAAAATCTTCCACAATGGCTTCAGCAAGGCGTTAAGACATGGAACAAAGGTGACATTGCACTCGAAAATGGATCAATTGTTTTCACAGCAGCAACAAGCAGACAAGGTATCCGTGGTAAGTCTGTAAATTTATTGTATGTTGACGAAACTGCAATTATACCAAATAACATAGCAGAAGAATTCTTCACTGCTGTGTCGCCCACAATCTCCGCTGGTTCTACAACAAAAATTCTCCTCTCTTCAACTCCTTTAGGATATAATCATTTCTGGAAATTCTGGAATGACGCTGAAAATGGTAGAAACGATTTCATACCATTGTTCATACCGTACTGGAAAATACCTGGCCGTGATGAAAAATGGGCAGAAGAGCAAAAAAGACAACTTGGCAATCTTAAATTTAATCAAGAGATTCTCTGTGCGTTCTTAGGATCAAGTCTGACATTAATTGATGCAGACTCTATAGCACAAATGTCACCATCTGCACCAATTTACAGTAAAGACGGATTAGATATTTACGAAAAAGTGGAGAAGAATGCTTCATATGCATTAGTCGCAGACGTTGCAAAAGGCGTTGGTGGAGATTATTCTGCATTTACAGTCATAAGAATTGATGAAATGCCTTACAGACAAGTTGGTAAGTTTAGAGACAATCAGATCAGCC